CTCTATTTCCCGATAATCCGCTCACCGGCAGCAACAGCACCGGATGCCAGCGTTGCGTTAGCGAGCAGCCCGCCAGACTTACGCGCTGCGCTGCCAGCCTGTTCGTACTGCGCACCCTGGCGCTCTGCGGTGAACAGGTTCAGCATGTTCTGGTACTCGGTCGACTGCACCAATGCGGTCGCGTCTTCGTAGCCCATAATGCGAGCGGTCAGTGCATTCAGATCAGTGATGCCAACGTCGAACATGGTTGCTCTGACGTTTTCGTTCTGCACGGCCTGCACGCTGCCTTCGCCCAGCACCACACCGTTTGCAGCAGCTCGAGCGCGGATAGCAGCATTGGTCGCACGCATGTTTTTCAGCAGCGTATTGCCAGCGATCTGATAGTTCTGCGACTCCATCTGCGACTTCTTGAGCGTGCGGCCTGCCTGAATGGCTGCATACATCTCTGCCATGTCGGCACGCACTTCAGCCACAGCGAGGTTGTCGCGTGCTTGCAACAGATAGCCGGTCTGCTGCTGAATGCCAGCAGCGATCTGCATCTGCGATTGCGCATAACTGGTAAGAAACCCAGCGCCTGAGACAAGTTGTCCTGGTGTAATGGCCATCGTCAGGTTCCCGAATAAACAGCGACTCGGTAATCAAGGCCGAGCAGATTCATCTTCAGCGGCAGACTCTGCGTCACTTCGATCGCCTGCTCGCGGCTGTAGCCGAGGATGCCGTTGACGCGCTTGATGCCGGTGAACGTCGGCACCGGGTCATCCAGCAGCGGGTTGTCCATCAGCCGGAAAGCAACCTCCTGCGCGTTGAGCAGGCAGTGCTGCGTGTCGTCAAGCACCGCGCTGATCTCGACGATGCGCTTCTTGAACGACACACGGCTGCCGGTCTGCAGCTTGATCTCCACCGGCATCGTCTTGGCATAGACCGTAAACGGCAGGCCGACTTCGTAGCTGGTGGTCGATTCACGATCAAACGTCACCGCGCCACCAGCGCTCACAGTTTCATTACTTTGCGGCACACCATCAGTAATGACGTTTAGCGACTTGCCGACGTGCGGCAGACCAGAACCGACACCACCAGCCGAGCCACCAGTAAATGCGCAGTCGGTATACAGATCGTCCTTGAACTGCTCAATAAAGTACCTAGTTGTGCCATTGAACACGCGCTTGGTCACGACGTAGATCTGCGTCACGTCGACACCAACATCCATGAAATCACCGTCGGTGATGTACTCGCTTGGTGACGTGATCTGCTGGCTGCGCATGATCGAGAACACCGCCATCGTGCCGTCGCTGGTGTTAGTCATCATCAGCAGATCAGCTTCCTCGGTGCTGGCGGCACGACGCAAGGCGATGCGCTGCGGGCCTTTCAACAGATGGCCTGCAAGCAGCGAGATGCGTTGAGTGATATAGGTCAGCTGCGTGTCAGAGAAGACGAACTCATTAAGCGACTTGCCCTGGCGCTGGATGTAGATCGAGCCAGACTCAACCGACTGCACCCGCGTGCCAGGCTTGACGCCGTTGCGGCTGACCTGCTTGAAAGTGAAGGTCAGCGGCGTCACCGGATCGGTGCCTTGCTGCGGAACGACGAACTCACCGCCGGTCGTGAACACTTGGAAGTCACGCGATGAAATGATGTCCGTGATGACGTTCAGGTCATTGGTGTCGAGGGTCGCCTCGACTGCGTCATCGTCCAGCGATTCGCTTGGCACGAAATCGAAGAACAGATTGATCTTTGAGCCCCAGATGGTCGATGGGCGCGACTTGCTGCCGCCAAAATACAGCCGACCTTCATGGAACGTCACTGACCGCGGCCAGCCCTTGCCAGAGCTCCACACGTCCTCGTAGCCGGTCTCGAGCTCCCAGCTGCCGTTGGCAACCGCTGCGGTGTTGAAAAACGGGTATTCGGTGATGGCGTCGACCGATGTGGCAGAGTTGAACCGAACGATCTTTGCTCGACCCTGTGGGCTGGCATTGATGTACTGGTTGACATGGCCGCTGCTAAACACCGAGGCCGATGCGGTAATCGTGATGTTGCCGGCCACCGCAGACGGCGTGATCGTGCCGGAAGGATTGGTCGCCGCCAGCGTGAAGGCGTACTTCGGGATGCTGTCAAACGTGATCGTGCTCGCCGTCCAGCTCGCGTCAGATCCTCCGCGCACAATCTTGACCGGCTGCAGATCTGGGTGAACGATGATCAGCGTGTCAGCAGACTGCGTCCAGCACATGTCGTCGACGATGCTGCTGCCGATCGACGTAGCCAGATAGTCATTGCCCGACGCATTGATGTTGGCCACCACAGCACCGTTCTTGATGACATACATGCGGTTGTGCGTGAAGCACAGCATGTAAGAGTCATCGACCGAGAACTGGAACGGCACCAGGCGCACACCGTTGCCGGCAGACTCGGTGCCGGTATGCGGCAGCTGGTGAATGTGCTTCAAGCCTGGCCGGCGGCGCAGTCCACCTTGCGGCTGGATCAGCACGTTGGTCGCCTTCGCCAGCGCGTTCGGATAGGACTGCAGGTCAACCCGCGCACGCAGCAGCGGGTCGAGCTCCCCCGTCGAGAAGTTGGTGGCGAAGTCGACGAAGCGCGGCATCAGTTTCTCACCGCGATCAGGGTGTAATCTTCCATCGCACGGGTCGGCTGACCCTGCGCATCGATGTTCATGGCCGTGCGGAAGTAGCCGCCGCGGCCATTCTCGGACGGGTCGCCAACCGCCTTGCGCTCCCAGCGCAGCGACTTGTCCTGTTGTTCGGTGATCGGCTCGGCCAGATGCCAGGCCATCATGTACTTCATCAGCTGGGTGAAATACTGGGGCCAGGCAAACTCACCGACGCTGTACTGGTAGTCGATGAACACGGCCTCAATATTGGTCAGCAGCTGGTCACCCTGGATTTCCCAGTCTTTCTGCACTGAAGCGCCTGGGCTGGCGGTGTCATAAACAGCACGCGGGCCGGCCAGGCGGTCACCCGGCAGCTGATAGGCGTATTTCCAGACCGATGTCGGCGCTGTCAGCAGGCGAGCGAGCTGCACTTTCTTGGTGTTGAAACTCCACGGGTACATCACCAGCGTGGAGTCGCGGATGTCTGGATACAGACGGTCGCAGACCGAGCTCTCGTCGGTGCCATCATTGAACGACGTGATGGCCTTTGCGCCAATCAGGAGCAGGGCATCTGAACAAATTGTGATCCCGGTATCGCCTGCTGCCATCGCAACCTCTTAATGTGAGAAGGGGCCGATCCCTTGAAAGAGACCAGCCCCTGGTACCACGCTTGACTGCCGGTTAGTCGCCGTCGGTAGCCGACAGAGTTGTGCCGTCAGTCACGTCGACCACGCCCGAAGCGTTGGACACGACGTAGACCAGGGTGACCACGGCGGTCGAGCCGGTCGAGGTCACGCAGTGGATCACGTCGCCAACCTCAAGGGTGTTAGCCAGTGAGTTGAAGTAGCCCGACGTGTTGACATCCGCGATGGCATCTGCGGTTTTGTAGCCATACATCGACGGTGCGTTGCCGCGCTTGGACGCGGAGTAGGCGGTAAAGCCAGCTGCATCGTATGCCATGATTCAGCCCTCCCTATTAAGCTGCAGCCGCGGTGTCGCGGGCAGTGATCTTGACGATACCCTCGGCATCGATCGCAACCGAACCCGCCGAGAACAGAGCATTGACCAGCCAGCTCGTCTTCTCAGGGATGTAGTTGATCTCAGTCTTGGGTGCGATGCCTTCTGCGTAGCCGATGGCGTCCTTGTGGAAGGCGTACAGAGTACGATCCGACGAACCATCGATCGGCAAACCACCTTCCGAGCGGTCGCCCAGCACATGGAACGTAAAGCCCATGTATTGGTTGATCTCGCCCTGAACCAGCGCCTTGACGGTGTTGAAGTCCGAGCTGGTGACCGAAGTCTGCTCGAGCATCGATGCCAAGCTGTTGGCGTGGATGATGATGTTGCGACCATCAGCCGGCACGTTCTTGGCGTTCAGGATCTTCGCAGCCTCGCGCAGCTTGGCGATGTTCATGTTGGTGTTCGAGCCACCAATCGAATTCGCCACGGTGCCGGTGCCGGAAGCGGCAGACAGCGCGTCGAGGATCAGCTGATCCTGGCGACGACCAATCGCAGCGCCGACGACCTGGGCGAGCTCAGAGCGCTCGTCGAAGTTGACCTTTGCCTGCGAGAAAACATCCGAATACTCAGCGGCGTTCCAGTCGGACAGCGTGCAGGTAACGGTCGAGAAGCCGACGTTCATCGGCGTGACATCGGTCTGGGTCACGCGGGCAGTTGCCACGCCACGACCGACCTTCGGGAATCTTACGGTAGAGCCTTCGACACCACGACGCTGACGCACAGCGCCCACCAGCATTGCCTTGCCCTGGTAAGCCTGTTTGACCTCTGCGTCGAACAGTGTCACAAAGGCGTTGCTCAGAGAGATAGCCATTTGTAAACCTCGTTCGGTTAATTAGTCAGGGTTTTGCGCGTCGGTGAGCCGCGTCATGCGGGCCTGTGCTTGCTGCTTACGGCAGCCACTCGGCAGCATCTCGCTGCGAGTCAGGGTCGGGGAAACCCGGTGGGCCTTGTGCCGGATTGTAGGCAACTGTATCCAAAATGCAACACAGTCGATTGCAATCTGTACAAGACCCGACCGGTTAGTCCTTGACGACCTGGTTGAACAGCTTCTCGACCTTCTGCCGGTAGGCGGGGTCGGTCTTGTACTTGGGATCGGCCACCATCTGGTAGAGCTCTTCTTGGGTCGGCGCTCCTTCAATCGGTGCAGACTGAATCGGCACCCGGCCCTCGTAGGCTTCGCGGATCTTGACCAGGGCATTCAGGCCTCGAGCCGTGCCGCCCATGATCTTGAACTCGTCGAAGTCCTCGGCTGACCAGACGCCCTTATTGACCAGGCCACGCGCCCAGTCGACCATGCCGTCGACCATTGCCCGACCGTTGGGGCCGAGCTTCTTCATTT